ACCAGAGATTCCAGTGGTCTCCGAAGTGTCTCCAGAGACAGAAACTAAGACGCCCAAGAAACGGGCTTCTAAGACACATGCTCCAGCCCCTAAAACTGTAATTAAGCTCTCCACAATCACTGGCGGAAAGCTCCCTCTCTCTGGATCTGACTATGACATCCCAGTATATGCTGAAACTCACTTCCCGGAAGCAGTGAGGCAGCATATTCCAGCTATTAATCCTGACTACCTCTGGGATACAGAGGTACTCGAAGGTATGGTGGTTGCCCTTTTGTTGGGGGAAAAGATGCTGATTACTGGCCCTCCGGGGACAGGGAAGACCACTGCTGTAGAGCAGTTTGCAGCTCATCTTAGGCAGCCATATATGAGACTCGGTGGTAGAGGCGACTTGGAAAGCTCCAGTTTCCTGGGATTCCCTTGGGCATCTGAGGGAGGTATGGAGTTCAAGTACGGTCTCCTCCCCCAAGGGCTCATGGGTGGTTTCATGATTACGATTGATGAAGTATTCAAGATTCCCCCTCATATCGCTATGGCTATGCAGCATCTGTATGAGAAGAACGGTTACCTGACTATAGATGATATGCCTGGGACTTCTGCGGATAAGATCATTAGGCCAGCTCCAGAGTTCCAGATGTTCCTCACTGATAACGTCAAGGGAACTGGGGATTCCATGGAGAAGTTTGCAGCTACTCAGATTCAGGATACGAGTATGCTGGATCGGATCAGTATCAACGCTCATCTCGACTACCTGAAGGAAGATGATGAAGTAGAGATGCTGAAGCATAAGTTCACTGGAGTCAGGAAACCAGTGATCCGTAAGCTGGTGAAGTTCGCTGGGCTTATTAGGAACGCTTACAAGTCCGGGGAACTGGCTCTCACTATGTCCCCAAGGGGTCTCATTGCTATATTGGATATGGTATCTAAGATGAAACTTCCTATGCTCACTGCGGTCAACTTGGCTTTCATCAACAAGATTGCTGATGATAACGAGAGAATGGCAGTGATGGAGATGTATAAGGTTTCTGGGTTGGATAATGAAGCGTCAAAGGGGCAATAGCTATGAATGAGAAATATGCTGTTTTTGAGGAAATTCTTAGTAGCTTAGTCTCTAATTCAGAAAAAGAACTCTTCGGGAAGAAAGAAAGTGACTTGAGTTATATGTGGTACTGGGCGTGGGACGAAGACCAAAGTATAGAGTGGAACACTTATAAATTCAGTGATTACCTTGAGTCATTCAAGAGAATTTGTCGTAGATGGGAAGAGCATCACAACGGGAGTTGCTGTGTGGTTGAACGTGTTAGGGATAAATATATAATGTCAAGAGTGAAAGAGTTTCTTGCTGAGTTGAAGAAACATAACTAAGTAACCGGAGGAATACTATGAAAATAATGAATCTGTTTGGAACCAATGGAAACACTGGCTCTCAGGTATCAGTTAACACTAACGCCAAGAAACTCAGTGAATCCGTGGAAGGGTTTGACGAAGCCGCTTTTGCACACTACATGTATCAGATTGTAGTGAACTTCAAAGGTCTCTTCGGTGGAACTACTCGGGCTCATATGGTACAGAAGATAGCTGAGAAAATGGATGACCCTTCGTTTCTCTCCGCTATCGCTTGCTTAGTTGAAGATGGACTCCCGGCTACCCATGCTTCATACTTCATTCATATGTCCAAAGCTGGAGCATTTGAAGAGATTCCTGTGGAACAGCTTGAGCAGGTACTCAAGCATATCGAAGCTCTTCAGGAGTACTTTGCTAGTGAGACTGAGAATCTTTTCAGTACTGTAGAGCAGCTTGAGCAACTTATAGAGAAAGCTAAGAGAAACCAGGGTAACTAAGGAAACTAAGGCACTTAAGATTACTAAGTAACACAGGAGTACACTATGAATCGTGTAGAGACATTCAGTAAACCGTTGGATATCCAGGGTAACTCAGAACCACTGTCTCCGGAGACAACTAATGTAGCTCTGGAAGAGCTCAACAAGAAATACCATACACTCCAAGGGAACTATTCAGATATGTCCTCTGCTTATCGAAGGCAGCTTGTGATTAACAAGGGCTTGGATAAGAAGCTGAAGCAGGTCTGTGAAGAAATTGGACACCACTTGTTTCTTATCCACAAAGATTCTAAGTGGCTCTGGAGAGCAAACATTGGGCTTACTGTGCTGCTCTTGGCTACTATCATTATTAAGCTCAGCTAACAAGGAGACACTATGAAACCTAAGCAGATTCAAATGAATCACCGAGATTCCAGTAAGATCACTTTCATTTGTCCCTCTTGTGATCGTCCGTATTACCAAGAAGAAAAAGGTGTCTGGGAACAGAGCTCAGCACTCATCGAGAAGCAAGCTAAGGCATACTATAGCTACTACCACAAATGCCACTGGAAGAAGTGATTACTGAGGAAACTATGAGAATTCACACAGTCACTGATGTAATGTACGAATGCAATGCTTGCTTTAACTCTCCAAACAAGATAATAGGAAGCTTATACAATCTAATGGTTCCCTGCGTTATCTCTTTTCGATGGATTGGGGTTGGAGTAGGTGAATCAGATGTAAAAGATATTTGTCTAAAAAGAACGGTTGAGGACTCTAGCCCACTCTGGGTAGAGAAATATAGGGAAGAGATACAAGTTGAAATCTAAGGAGTAAACTATGGTTAAAGAGGTGTCTACAAACTGGACCATGGTATCTGATAAATTACCTCCAGATAGAGTCTGGGTATTAGTAATTACTACTGATAATCAATTCGACAGAGCTTGTCTCAATCGCTTGAATTCACATGGTACTATGGAGTGGTATCTTCCCAGTGGTCCAGTGCTTTTTGGAGAGGGCTATGTAGTCAAATGGTGTTACGTTGATAAGAATTAAAAGAGGTATCTATGAATAACAGACCATGCCCAGCATGTAGAGCAATCGGAAAGGACGAAAAAGGGGACCACTTGTTTCTCATGAATGACAAGCGTACATGGACTTGTCTGCATGGAACCAAGTATCATCCAGTGTATATGACTAGAGAACCAGAGAGCGCCACGATAACTGAGACAATCGTGAGTCTCTCTGGTACAATGCCTCTGTCTCCAGAGACAACCCTTTTTATGTCAACAGCTACCCCAGATATCAGTTCTCTGGTATCAGTAGCAGACAGGGGTATCTCAGTAGAGACTAGACGAGTGTACTCAGTTGTTACTGAGTGTTCTCAGGTAGACGGGGCTCCAGTGAAGCACTATTATCCGGTCTATGTAGAGGGAGCACCATACACTTACAAAGGGAGAATCATTGAAACTAAAGATTTCTTTTGGGTAAAGAAGCTCAAAGGAAAGCAAGACCTCTTTGGTATCCAGACGCTCAAGGGAGTACCCAGGCGTCTAGTGTTAACTGAGGGTGAAGAAGATGCTATGGCTGTGTTTGATATGCTTAAGAAGACACACCCCGGAGTTCCGGTACTTGGTATCCCTGGCTCCAATGGGCTAGGAGTAGTAAAGAACAACATGGACATACTGAAGTCCATCGGTGAACTCTACTTTGCTCCTGACAATGATCCTCCCGGACAAGAGCTAGCTACTGAGTTGGCTAAGTTGTTTCCCCGTATCAAGATCATCAAGCTCCCACTCAAGGACGCTAATGATATGCTTATCGCAGGGAGACAGACTGAGTTTACTATGGCGTTTGATACAGCGGAGAAGTATCGCCCCCCGTTCCTGGTCAGAGTCCGGGATGTCAAACAGAAAGCCTGTGTAGCCCCTCAGTATGGACGCTCATGGCCCTGGCCTACGTTGCAGAAGTGGACGTATGGGATGAGAGATGGAGAGGGTATGTTCATTGGAGCGGGGGTGAAGATTGGCAAATCTGAGCTGCTCAATGAGCTGATAAAGCATAGAATCCTAGCTAACGACGGGGATATTCCAGCGGTAATCAAGTTTGAGGAGCAGCCCCCACTTACAGTTAAGAAGATCGCAGGAAAGATTGATTCATGTACTTACCACAAACCAGATGTAGCGTTTAATCTGTCCCAGTTAGAGCAGACAATTGATTCTATGGATGGAAAGTTTTTCATGTATCAAGCGTTTGGTCAAGCTGACTGGGCAACCTTAAAGGAGTACATAAGATATGTTGTTTCAGAGGGTAGTAAAACAATTATCATTGACCCTATTACGAAGCTTACTAATCACCTCAGCCCATCTGACACTGAGACTGAGCTCAGAAAGATCAGCGATGAACTCGCTTGTATGGCTCAGGACTTGGGCTTCTTCTACATCGTCACTTGTCACCTTAAAGCTCCTACAAATGGTGTGCCTCATGAGCGAGGGGGAAAGGTTGAATCTGTCCAGTTCCGAGGAAGTAGAGCGATGATGGAGAACTGCTTCTATATGCTTGGTATCGAGAGAAACAAAGACCCAAACCTCGAGGAAGCAGAGAGAAACACAAGCCAGTTTGTGTTGTTAGAGGATAGAAACTTTGGTAATGCTGGGAGATTCCCGGTAGCGTATGATGCGACTACCGGAGATTACCTTGAACCTGCTATGGTATTCTGAGGAGGAGTGAGCAATGGCTAATAGAGTGCAATACATGGTATGCAATGAGTGTTCAATACCTTGTGAGTTCTATTATGGTACCAATGGTACGCTTACGCCAATAGAAGACTTGGGGTGTATTGCTATAAAAAGAGACCGAGACAAAGCAAAGTGGAAAATAGTTGAAGTCTTTGATGAAGTAGAGAGGGAGAATTGAGCTATGCTGAAAACTAAGATCACATTGCTAGTCTGTGGTGTATGTAGGCATCCATGTGAGTTATACTATAAGGATACTGAGGATTCTAGTGTAATGCTAGAATATTTCTCTTGCCCAGCATCCAGAGACTGTGAAGCTAAGTGGGAAATCAAAGAAGTATTTGAGACAGTTGAGGGGGACTAGGTATCATGTTCGAAACATTAGATATTCTTATGGCAGTTGAAGCAGAGGAGAGCAAGGGAAAAACTAAGGTACGCTGGGAAGAAGAGGATCACAGTGACCTAAGGTCCGAAGATGACTGGTACGAAGTCCAAGGTATTCTTAATGAGTTCAGGAGGGAGTTCGATGAGTTTAGGAACCAGGGATAAAAGTGCAACTCTTTATATAATCCTTGAGTGCACTGCTTGTTTGAATGGTGACTCTTGCACTGAACCTTGTCAACTAATAATGCCCTATGGGCCAGGAGATGACGTAACTCTTTTAGAAAGCCAGATAAAAGAAGGAAGACTTTCGTGCACATTAAACGGATGTGATGCTCATGGCTGGAAGATAACTGAGAGAATCCAAGTGAATCGGGAGGAACAATGAAGATTAACTTAGAAGTACTCATGATTATAGTTGCATTTTTAGGAGGAGTGAACGCTGGTATCTCTGGTAATTACCATGCTGCTTTTGTGTGGATCATAGTGGTTCTTGCTGAAGGTTCAATTTATTACCAAGGAAAATCTATAGAAATTCTAGAGGAGAGAATATTCTTATATAAAAAGGCTCTCGGAGTTACTAGTAACCGGAGGTAATCATGGCATGGGAATACAATCCAGCGAACACCGTAGTCTTTGACATAGAGGCAGATGGGCTGCTGTTCGAGGCTACTAAGATACATTGTATAGTGATTAAAACTAGCATGAATACTTATCTTTTCTATGATGATATACATAGTATCAAAAGTTCTTTACACAACAGATGGGGTGGGATAGCTGATGGGATTAGAGAGCTTAAGAATTTTATTAATGACAGTCGTACTCTGGTTGGACACAACATATGTGGCTTTGATCTGCCTCTGATTAAGAAGCTTGGGTTATCTAGGGGTACTGAGATCACTCCTTGGAATTCCCAGATACTAGATACTATGTCAGTCTCTCAGGTCTTGTCTCCAGAGACAGAGAATTCGTTGGAATACTGGGGAGGTATCTTAGGTACCCCCAAGATAGAACACAATGACTGGACCCAGTTATCAGAGGATATGCTAACCAGATGTATTGGGGATGTGGAGCTGAACTGGAAACTGTATGAGTACTTTGGGAAGAACAAGGGACTCTATAAAACCAGAGAGATCAAGGGTAAACAGGAGCCCATTTGGCAATCAGCAGTGGACTTGGAGCAGAAGGTTCTATGGATACACTCAGGACAAGTGCTGAGTGGAGTACTGTTCGATACAGACAGAGCCATTGATCTCTACAACAATCTATCCCAAGAATTCTCTGAGCTAGAGATTGAAGTACAGTCAAGGCTCCCTTGGATTCAAGAGAAGACCAAAGGGGTTATCGAAGTAAGTAAGCCATTCAATGCTAACGGTTCTCTGTCAACTAGGGCTATGAAGTACGTTAGTGACAATGGTCCCCATTCAAGTCTAGCAGTTGGACCCTTCTCCAGAGTGGGGTTCAGGCAAGTCAATGTTAAATCCCCAGACGAGCTAAAGGGAGTGCTTCTTGGCCTCGGCTGGGAACCTACTGAGTGGAACTATAAGAAGGGTACTAAGGAAAAGTCCTCACCGAAACTCACAGAGGAATCGTATGATTCATTGCCAACTGGTCTCGGTAAAGACATTGCTCACCTCTTGACTTTGAAGCATCGTATGTCATTCTTAGTCAATGAGAAGGACTGTAGTAAGGGTGCAATAGGTGAGGTCAGATCGGACGGTAGACTCCCAGCGGAAGGGATAACTTGTGGTACTCCTACTGCTAGGTACAGGCACTCAGGTAAGGTAGTGAATTTACCCAGAGTTACAAGTGCTTACGGTACAGAGTTAAGGGAGTTGTTTAAGGTACCCGAAGGTATGGTAATGGTAGGCTCTGATCTCAAGGGGATTGAAGCTAGGCTCATGGGGCACTACTCGGCTATGTTTGATGGAGGCGCATTGATAAACGTCTTGTTACAAGAGGACATCCATACATACAATGCAAGGACTCTGGGGATATCCAGGAACGATGCTAAGATTTTTCTGTATTCACTAAGCTACGGTGCTGGTCCAGAGAAGCTGAGTAAGTTACTTAAGATACCAGTAAGTAAAGCTAGGAAGCTAGTCAAAGAATACTGGAGGATTAACAAGGGCCTAGATAAAATCAGGGAACTCTTGGTCCAGTCATTCAGAAGGAATCAAGGGTTCATCTATGGTCTGGACGGGCGTAAGGTGTTTATCAGGAGTGACCACAAGCTACTCAACAGCTTGATCCAGAGTTCCGCAGCTATCATCTTCAAGCGTTGGATGGTGCTAACGTATGAGTGGTACTGCGGAATCATCGGGGTTCTTATAAAACAACTTATCGCTTACCATGATGAGCTTGAGCATGAAGTAACCGATAGCCCCGCAAATAGAGATTGGATTGAAAAGAACTTAAAAAGAACAGCAAAAGCAGCAGGGGAATTCTACGACATAAAGATTCCCATTGAATGTGATGTGAAATTTGGAGGTAACTATGCAGAAGTGCACTAAGAATTCCAAGGGGCCTAAGCTCCCTCCGGTTGGGACTATATTAGTAGTAAACTCTATTGCTTCGACTAATCCTAGCGGATCAATAGCTAAAGTAGGATTTCTTTGTAGAGTTACTGAGGCAACTAAAGTTGCTAAACATGAAGGTTTAAAGCCTTTCTTTATAAACTTAGACTTTAATTTTAAAGAGAATGAATTTATTACAAGCACTGGTATCTGGGATTGGTATTGTCATGAGTTAGAAGAAATAACACTAATACAAGAGGATATATGAGTGAAGCTAAAGTGATACCTAAGCCTGGGAAGTATGAGTACGATGACAAGGATATCAAGAATGATATATCTTTTTGTAAGTATGTAGTAAACAAATTCCTATCTTTCAAAAAACACCTTCAGCCATTCCGAGAGGATATGGAACAAGAGGCTTTCATCTGGCTCATGGAAGCAAGGCATATGTTCAACCCAGACCTAGGGGTACCAATGAATACCTTTGTATACCAGAGAGTACTGTTTTCTTGTTACCTTTATGAAAGAAAAGAGTATAGGAATTTTAGATACAAGAGTACTAAGAAATCCAAGGGTACCAAGGGTATTAATGGGAACTCCAAGGAATCTAAGTATTCTATAGAAGAGATAATAAATAATGAATCTCATTTATGGGATATCCCTGAGCCTATTAATTTTGAAGAGTCCATAGATGACCCTAAGGCAGACCACCATGTGATTGAAATGGAACTCGAAGATGTTCTGAACAAAGCAAAACTCACTGCTAGGCAAAGAGAGATACTTGAACTTTACTTACACTATGGCAACTCGGATCAAGAGGTAGCTAAGAGACTCGGGGTATCAAGGCAGACCGTGGCTCTGGCTATAAAGACTATTATACATAAGGGCAAGGGGGTATTGGGGTGAAAAAGTATTATGATGAACCTTATTACGCAGTAACAATAAATAAATCTGGAGTCTCTGAATCAATTTATGATCTTAATATTGGAGACTTAATAATGATTGTAGGGGAGGACTCAGATGGAGAACACATCCTTGTTATTTTGGAAGATGAGTTTGAAACTTTGGCTAAGGGGGTTTCAACAACATACTGGGGAGAACGAGAAGACTTTGAACCAATCCAATTACTTACAGATGCTTGACAAGATGTACTAGGTTTGGTACTATTTGGTTGCCACTGAGTGAACCGATGCAAACCAAGTAAACCAAGATGGGCAAATGAACCAAGGGAAGACTAACGTGATTACTGAACAGAACCAATGCAACCCAATGTAACCCAATGCAACGGAGGAAAACAAATGAGTAAACCAACGATTCAAGAAATGCAGAGCGCTTTTGAAGGGAAGTATCAGAAGTTTCAGATTCAGAGCACAGAATGCCGATGGGCTAGGGTCCATAAGCCGGATGAAGGGAACGCCAAATACTCTATTAAACCAGCTTGGAAGATTGACTTGTTACTGAGTGAAGCTCAATATACCGAGATGAAAGCCATTGGATTCCCGGTCAAGGAAAAGGAAGGTGAGTACTTCATCACTGCTAAACGCAAAGTACATAACCCAGACGGGACACTTCGCACCCCTCCTGTAGTGGAGTTCCCCGATGGCACTCCATGTACTGACGCAATAGGGAACGGTAGCATTGTCACAGTGCACTGCTCCGCTAAGTTCTTCTCAGTAGCAGGGAAGACCCACCTTCCACTTTATTTTGACAAGGTAGTAGTAGAGAACCTTGTAGCTTTCAACGGCGCTGGATCGAACAACATAGTATTCTAAACAACTGCCTTGTCTCTGGAGACAGAAATTCTGGTGCAGACCTAACGCCGTCTTAGCAGCATTTCTCAGGTACCTGAGACAAGGCTTTCTTTTCTGGTACAGAGGAACTTTAGAACTAAACTCAGTGGCAACTGGAGATTAACTGATGGCAAACAAAGATGTTATGCTGATTTCAGATCAAATAGAAGACATGAAAAAGAATGGTACTTACAAGGAGCCAAAGAAGAATCCCTTGTCGAGTATGGTATGCAGGACTGGGTTCGCTGAGCCGAACTCAAGTGATGTAGTGTACTTGATAGATGCTGATGTATTTGCATACAGAGCAGCAGCTACTTGTGATGGGAAGATGTATAAGGTGAGATACAAAGTATCCAATGAGCCAGGGGTACACAGTGCCAAGGGTTACACTACTCGATACAAGAAGGACATGGACGCCTACTGTGTAGCCAATGGTATCGAGAATCCCAAGATCACTACAGTATTAAAACCAGAACCAGAGTCATATGCTATACACAATGTAGCTATGGCGCTGGAGAGCATGTATAACACTATAGCAGATAAGATTGGAAATACAGATAGGCTTTTCTTCGAACTCTACCTCACTGGAGCTACTAACTTTCGAAAGGAAGTGAATCCATCGTACAAAGAGAAGCGCAAGGAAGAACACAAGCCAGTGCATCTGAACGCTTGTAAGCAGTACTTGATGGACAAGTTCGGAGCAATGTCTGTGGATAGACTCGAAGCAGACGATGTGTTGGCTATCAGGAACAAGCAACTGAATGAACTTGGAGTAGCCAATGTGATTGTCTCTGTAGACAAAGATTTGCTACAGATTCCAGGGGTTCATTACAATCCGATCAAAGATGAGCTTCAGAGTATCAACGATATCACTGCTCGTTACAACTTCTGGAAACAGGTACTCATGGGAGACGTAACTGATGGCATCTACGGTATCTCTGGTGTAGGCCCCAAGACTGCTGAGAAAATCCTAGCTACAAGGGATTCTGATTTAGATGAAAGCTTCTTCATTGCGTCTCTTCTTGCTTATCTCAAGGATGTAGAGAAGAACATCCCGCAGGAAATGTCTGGGTATCTAACACCAAATGATAAGTATGACCTTGCTTTAGCAGCACTAACAAACGTGGCGAAGCAGGTTCATTTACTTAGAGACCCTAAAGAAGTTTGGGAACCACCACTTACTAGAGGAGCAATGTTACCAAGTGAGATACAAGCGATACTCCAAGAAACCCCAGAAAATGGGGAAGTACAAGAGCAAGTTTGAAGCGACAGTAGCGGCCCTATTACCAACTGCCGAGTACGAGAGCAGAGAAGCTAAGGTACACTACAGGATGTCTCGGGTATATCAGCCTGACTTCACCTTTACCGGGAAAGAGTGGTTACTTATAGAGACTAAGGGTTTCTTTCGGGAAGGAGACGCAGCAAAGTACAAAGCTATAGCTGAGACACCTGGAGTTGAGCTAGTGTTTCTCTTCTCGAATCCAGAGAAGAAGTACGGCCAGGTAAGGAAAGACGGTAGCTACATGACATACAGAGACTGGTGTAACAGGTATGGGATTCTATGTTATTCGGTGCAGAATGTACCTGAGGTTCTCTGTTCCGGGGAGGTAACTAAGGAATGGATTCAGATAGAAAAGCAAAAGATACCCAAGACTCCCAAGGGAATCAGGGAGAGTCTAAGTTCAGATGCTCAATTAGAATAGACGGGATGTATGTGAGTACGTTTCGATACACTTGTAAGGACTGTAGGTTTAGTCTGCTTATGAGAGATGGTTCATTCAAAACTAGTGACCCAGTACAAGCACTAGAGCATTCACTGAAACACGGAGACTACTGTGATGCTACTCATCCTCAGTACTTAGCGATCCTTGGGAAGCTGGAAGCTATAATACTGAATGCTCAGGAGCAAGAGAGTGTTAGAGAGGTAAAACTCAAGAAGTTAGGAGAGGATATAAAGAATAAATATATAAGTGGGAGGAGCTACTAGTGATGTGCTACAAAGATCGAACCTGGTGTAGAGAAACTACCTGTATACACAAGAACAAATGCGACAGGTTCTTCACTGATACCGATGCAGCTAATGCGGAAGCATGGTGGGGTTCCGAGGGGGCTCCAGTGTGTTTCTTTGGAGAGAAGCCAAAGTGTTACTTAGGGGAGTCGGTGGATTTTTTGGGAGATGAATTCAAAGTGGGGAACTAAAGTATCGGGGTATAGCTCAGTCTGGTAGAGCGCCCGCTTTGGGAGCGGAAGGTTCGCTGGTTCAAATCCAGCTACCCCGACCAGATACCAGTGAGTTCAGTAGTATCCAAGTGTGGCGGAACGGAATACGCATCAGTCTTAGGAACTGACGCTCGTTAGAGCATGAGAGTTCGAGTCTCTCCGCTTGGACCAGATGCCAGAGAGGCCAATGGAATCTGTCTCTAGAGACGATTGCTTAGTAGGGAATCTAGATAATAGCTAGGTAGTACTAAGCTAAGGGTCTAGGTACTAGAGACAGATACCTTGGGTTACATAAGAACACACAGAGGTATAGCCTAGTGGTTGAGGCACTGGACTTTGACTCCGGTAACGGTGGTTCGATCCCATCTACCTCTGCCAAGCGTTAGATGTAACACAGAATACACTCCAGAGTAGTCTAATTGGAAAGGCACTTGGCTGTTAACCAAGGTATTCCAGGTTCGAGTCCTGGCTCTGGAGCCAATTCATGAGTAAAGCCACAGTAGCTCCAACGGTAGAGCAACTGCCTTGTAAGCAGAGGGTTGGGAGTTCGAGTCTTCCCTGTGGCTCCAGTTGCATTAAGCGATTCAAATGTTCCCATAGCTCAACGGAAGAGCGATCTGCTTATAACAGATTGACGGCTGGTTCGACTCCATCTGGGAACACCAGTGATTCAAGTAAAATCAAATACCAGGAGGAAAGTAAATGAAAATTACAAAGATTATGAGTGTAATAGTGTTGGGTGTAATGATTTCAGCGAGCTCTTTTTTATCAGGATGTAGTACCGATGCTGATGTTGCTTCTAGGAATCTCTCTATTGCAGCAGATAGCTTTCAAATTGAGCGAAGGATTGTATTCTTTGATACGTGGACAGATACCTATCTGCTTTCTATAGAAGGGCTTTGTTCAATTAAGAGCGGAGCCGGAACCACTGGTACTGAAGCCGTAGCAGTTACTTGTAAGACTGGGCAAGATGAGTATAAGAAACACTATCTTGGTCTCGGTGGGAATGTTACTTATTTTTCTGAACAGATTAGAGAAGCTGAGGTTAATGTGTATCACTATAAAGTTATTTTTAAACCACAGAGTATTGTGCCTGACGTTGATCTAAGTGTTGGAAACTAAGAGAACTTAATTCAACTAAGTAACCGGAGGAAAACAAATGAAGGAATACAAAGTAGAAGTAATAGTAGATACTAATGATGCAGATTATGTAACAGAAGTGTATAATGTGTCAAAAGAAAAGCTTGATGAGCTAAAAGGTATTATAGATAAAATCAAACCACTCTTTAGAAATCCAAAGAATCCTGGGATAGAAGAGTATGATGATTCAGAACTTAGACAGTACTATGGGCCTCCTTTGTTAACTGAAGAGGAGCTTGATATTCTACTTGACTTCATACCCGTACCGGAGCCTGGGTATTCTCAGCTAGAAGGTATAAAGTTTTATAAAATTATTGAAGAAGAAGAGCTTCTTTAGGAGGAAATCAAATGGAAGAGATTATGATAACAGAGGTAGAGGGAGACCTGAGTGGGTTAGGGTACGAATACAAAGATCACTATGAACCTGGACCCAAGGATCACTATAAGCATTTAGCTGAGTACGTTTACAAGCGGGATAAGTATGGTAACAAAGATAAGACCAGACCAGTTGGGTGTCTCTTTGCATACCGAGATGAAGACGACACAGTACGTCTTGGTTGGTCAGCGTATAACTTCATTGGAGAGCTGTTCGCAGGGAATCGTTTCAACAAGGACCAAGCATCAGAGATAGCAGTACGGAGAGCAATCAAGGGGAGATTCTATTACACCGAGGATATTCCCTACTCGCTTCATAAAGAGTTGCCCAGGTTTCTAGATAGATGCCATAAGTATTTCAAAGAGTTTCCAGTGAACGTAGATAATCCAGGGAGCACTGGTAAAGCGATATGAGTACCAAAGATCACGTCATAAAGACTGAGGATAACGACACAAAAGCCAAGGGTGTTGTCGTAAAGATCGAAGGTGTAGCCATAAACCAAGATAATTGCGCTACTAAGAAGTTTAAACGGAGCTACCTGTACACTTGTGAGTACAGTGACATCAAGGAATCCAAGGATTGCCAGCATCACTTTCATGGAGAGTGCACAGTGTTTGTCTCTGGAGACAGTTGTCCATTTCAGAGAGACGGTGGGAGCTTAGCAAATTTACTGAATAAACTAATGGGAGGACAATGATGAGTTTCTATGAGTACTGGGCTAACAGAACAGCATGTGATGTATTGGAAGAGATGAGGAAGTGCAACGAGACAAGAAACTATTGCTCTCTTGTGGGTCTCATCGAAGAACTTCAAGGTATGTGTAATAGGATGGAGTCTGCATTGGGTGACAAGAAGCAAATTCAGAGAATGATCGAGGACAGAGCAGAGCTCAAGGCTGAGGTCAAGAAGCTTGAGAAGCAAAAGAAAGAACTTAAGAAAGAGATAGAGGCTAATGAATAGGAACCCAATGAATCTGAACCAGAGACTAACTAAACGATATGACAATGAAATTGTATTGGCATTTGCTGATACACATTTTCCGTACCAACATAGGGATACGTTTAAGTTCTTAAAGAGGGTTAAAGAGGAGTACGAACCAGACCGAGTGATTCATGCTGGAGACTTGTTGGATCAGTATGCGTTCTCTGCATATCCCAAGGCTCCTAACCATGAATCCCCTTCTTCTGAGATAAGTAGGGCTGTGGACTGCTGTGAAGAGTTAGCTGAGCTGTTTCCCAGGTTACATATTATCGCCTCTAATCACGATGACCGTCTTTATAAAAGCGGGACTATGGCTGGGATACCTAAGGAAATGATTGTCCCCTACAACCAGCTTATCCATGCCCCCGAGACTTGGAAGTGGAGTACTGACCTGTCTCTAACGGTCAACAGCTCCAGAGAGAAGCTCTACTTCAGGCATACTGCATCTGGGTCTACTTACAACGTAGCAAAGACCATGGGAATGACTACGGTATTGGCTCATGCTCACTCGAAATTCGGGATACAGGGAATCCAGTCTCCAGCTAAGCTCATCTATGCTATAGATACCGGGTGTCTCATCTCAGATAAGGGACCACCGTATGCTTATAACAAGGGCTCAGTGATCCGACCTATCCGGGGAGCAGTGGTCATAGTATCCGGGATGCCAGTGGCTATCTCGTTTGAATCTTTGCTACGGTAGAGGCCAGGGGGTACTATGAAGAAACTCACTATCAAAAAAATAATTGAACTACTCAAGGAGAACTACTCATTATGTGAATTGGAGGAGAGAATTGAGGCAACTGTATCCGACTTAGAAGATGGGCTTGAGGTTTGGATAGAAGAGAAGTACCAAGAAGTCTCAGAAATGCTTAAAGAAGATTTACATTTGGAGGAGTGACCTATGTTAAAGAATCCAAGAGTAGGAATGGTGGTAGTTATTAATTCCTTTGGTATTTACCAAGCCAACGGAGTAGATAAGAATTGTCCAATTAGGCCCGATGTAATGACTGTCACTGAAGTTGGAGACTACTGGATTGAAACAGAGGTAGGCCCAGTAAAAGATGTAGATGTGGATCACCCTTATTGGTCCCAGTTTCTACTCGATAGTAGCTGTTTTGATGAGGTTGGAGATAAAACTACATACTTGGAGGAGTAGCCTATGATGACAGTAAAAGAGTTAAGAGAATTCTTGGAGCTTTTTCCAGATGACCTTGAGATCGTATATAAAC